TTATCTCATCAATCATTACAAATTAACCTTTTTAAAATATTTTTTGTAAAACACTTGATATTACGATATCGAATTGATATATGTATATGTGTAAAGTATATGTTAAACATCTTAGAAGGACAAAATTATGAATGGATACCAAAATTTAGAAAGAACATTAAAAGGTTCATACCAACACAAAGTAACTGGTGTTTCTGCAATTATCAAAAAGTTACCTGGTGTTGCAAAGATTACAGTCTGCCATGCTGATGGCACTTTATGGGATCAGGTTTATGTTCAAAATTATGGTTTTACAACGTATGGAATTATGATCGGCATGATAAAAGCTTGTAATGATGGCAAGGAAAAATACGAAGGTAATACATACAAAACAACAAAGATATGGAGATAGTAATGAGTAACATTGATTACGTTTATAAAAGAAAAGATGGTGGCACTATACATTGTTATGGTGACATCGAAGAAGACAGCAACTTCCATGTTGTAT